CCTAATAAGTTTGCACGAGCGCCACCAACTTGACCAGAGGAAGCTAACTGAGCACCAACAGGAGCAAAAGCACCCTGCGCATCTCTGATAGCTTTAGTACGAAGAGCTTCTGTGCTTGTGGGACTAAATGCGCCAGTACCTTGTGCTTGTTCCATAAATACATTTTGACCTGCAACACCAGTACCATATTGGTTAGCTGCTAAGTTACCTGCTTGAGTTAAGGCATCAATACCTGATTGTTGCGCTGGGTTAAGCCCTGATACTTTACTAAGATCACCTTCGGTATAAGCCGCAGACGCCTGTCCTGCTGCTTTCTCAATAAAAGGTTTATACCAATCAGGAATAGACTCTACGGTTTCACCTCCGCCACCACCTTTAAATGTCATAAGTCCAGAAGATCTAGGGTGTAGGTGACGCATAGGCGAGAAAGGGTTATATAAACTATTACTCATTTTTTAACTCCATTGAGTGTACCACGTACACCTCTTTGTATTTTTCGTTTTGAGCTCCTTCTAATTTGTTAAGAACTCTAGACCAGCCTTTTCTACCATACATTTCAATGCGTCTGCATCCTTTACGTCTAGCATAATCTTCTATAGTATGATGGGCCTCTTTATAGGTGTCCCATCTGCCACCATTAATTCCTGTTGTTGTTATTAAATGTAGAGACTTATGAGTAGCATAATAATTTATTTTAGTTATACTAACATTTATAATAACTTCTTCTTCATTTAAAACTATCCAGCACTGATAATTTTCTGGATTTTGTAACCAAGTTAAATAATCATAAGTAGTTGATTCGTTAACAGAATGATCCAGAGCTGATTGTATTGCTGGCTCAATTGTCCTCCAGTTAGATATAATACTAGCAGGGTCAAGATGAATCACTTGCATACAATTACTCCTATGTTGGTTTAGTTGGCCAAACTGGATTAAGTGGGTCAACTGTGTTTGCTGGCAAGTCACGGAGGGCTTGACGGTAGGTGGCCCATTCTGTCTTTTTAGCGTCTGTTAGTGGGCTGTCGTTGGATTGAGTCCAATCGCTTTTCTGCAAGAGTTGATCCCGCAGCCCTCTAAATAAATTATTAGCCTCCTCTAGCCTTTTGTCGTTAATCTCAGAATCGGGAATTGTTACAAATTCTGCATTAATAAATCTATAGTTTTCTATGTCATCAGGAAAGTCTACCCAAACTTGAGCGTGATCCTCGCACGCACGTTGATCCAACCCACTCTCAGATTTGCCGCAGGAAACTATATTACCTTCTGCATCTATTACTATATATTTGTTCATCGCTTTAACCTTATGAGTGAAACCCTTATTAAGTTGGCAATAGGCAAACTTGTACTGCTATTAGTCTGATAAGGTCTATAGTTAAAAACAGCCGTTCCACTAGAATTTAATGTAAATACTCCCACAAAACTCATACCACCAACTTTATTACCCGATACCAGAGGCCCATGAAATAACTGAGTTATGCCAAATGAAACCCCATTAGGAGAAACCAAAGACGCTGAATTGTTTATATAAGGCGTCCCAGTTGAAGTCAGATTACTAAACCAACCAACAGTAATCACTCCTAAAAACTTATCACCAGAAATTCCAGTCATACTTGTTGTTGCTAAAACGGTGGTTGGCATGCTCCCATATGTAACATTGCCGCTGGCGGTATAGCTCTCAGAAACTTGACTTATTGCTTCCGCAGTAATCTCGTTCGTATCAACACCACCTTGTTTAATAATAAGCTGGTCGGATGCGTTTGTGTCTAACGTAACATTGTCTATTTGAATTTGGCTTGCCGATAGAGTTCCACGGATGGATGCTGCACCGAATTCAGCATTACCAGTGTCGCGCTGTATCTGCCACCCTGAAGACCCAGCCACATAGTTATCACTCTCAATATCATCGGTTACCTGAATTGCTCCCGAAGGGGTTGTAAAGGAAATATTTTGAGAACCATTGCCACCATCAATAGTTACAGTAAAAAAGGAAGACCACTCTCTTAAACTAGTATCAGTAACATTTACTGGTGGTTGATTTTGACTCCAATTAGAAGTTAACCCTACAAAGGTAGATGTATTAAGATTCCAACTAGTAGCATTAGGTGCGCTAGGAGAAGAAGACTGTAAGGTACCGTAATACACTTTACCTGTAATTATAGTATCCCCTGTATCTCCATCAGAGCCAGGAGCGCCATTAGACCCGTTAGCACCATCAGCACCATCAGCTGCAGGAACTCCTACTCTTGAAGCAGGAGTAAATTCACTTGCAGCAATAGTATCAGTATTACTTGAAGAAAAAGCACTGGCAGTAATTATCCAAGAATACTGCCCTTGACTTACAGTAGGGGCTGAGGTTGACCAACCGTTTAAGTTTCCCCCTGTCAAAGTTTGAGTGTCAAAAGTATAGGTAAAAGTTCCAGTTGGATCAGAAGGGGCACTGTTGCTACTTGTTACTTGGTATAAAGTTATTAAAGCAGTATTTGCCCCATCTAAACCCGCAATACTAAATATTTCAGGAACACTAAACTCCGATGTAGGTATAGTATCTGTAGTTTCGTTTGAACTAGCGGTGGCTAAAGAAACAAATAAGTTTTCCCCGGTAGACAAAGAAGGAGGGGTAGTTGACCACCCATTAAGTGTACCCCCTGTAAGTACTCCGGTTGAAAAGGTATAAGTAAATTCTCCGCTAAAAGTTTTAGCTAAAGAAGAAGCTGTGCTTTTGTTATAAAGAAATACTGTAGCGTTATTAAGACCATTGGCACCTAGTATCTGTACCCAAGCGCTATTTACAAACATCCATATGCTGTTAGTAGCTTCTGAGTAAATCAATTGACCAACTGAACCAGGAGTACTGGAGGTAGGGTCATACTGTGAAATCGTAGGTTTACTTCCGTCTCCTACATTTTTTATAATTGATAAGAACGTATCTCTTATTGCTTTATCTTTAATACTTGCGGGTACAAATACTTTACTCATATCTTACTCCTATCCTGCGAGTAGCAGTTACCTTTTACCTGAAGGTTTAACTTCAAGATCAAGTCCAGTTATTTTAGGGTTGATTGCCCCATTCATTGATACTTCTAAATTAAAGTATCGCCCATTAAGTCTATAGTCTCTTTTATAACCTGAGTTACTGTTGGGATCAAAATTTCTTTTGTATACTGCGTCCCTTGCAGAATAATCTTTAGCTAGCTCAGCGTCTACACTGGCGTTATTAAGACTGTTAGAAGTAATTGCGGTTGTGTTAAATTCATTAGTGCTCATAGGGTACACTGCAGTAATATTTTTAGTTAAATGAGGGTTACCTAGATCTTGTTTAAGAAATCTTGCATAGCCATTCGATTCAAAATCATTACTTAGTAAGTATGCACCTTGATCACTGAAACCGTAAATATAAATTTCACCGTTAAGTTCACTTTCTGTAATACCCTTAAGGTTAGGTAAAGTTCTTTTATACCACAAATCTTCTTTGTAATTATATACGTAAGCAAAATTTGTCCCTGTGTTTGTATTCCCTACAGCACTATAACATACCCACACTTCTTTATCGCGAGAGTTTAAAAAGGTAAAAGTACGTTTTTTGTGGGAAGGATTAACCGTATCATAAATATCTTTTTGTATTCTTCCTTTAGAAATATCTTGTTTGTTTGGTCCGCCATCATGAAGGTAAATACCATAGTTACCTAATACAAAGTGTCTACCATCTCCAATATCTTCAAAACAATTAGGATTATACAATCCATCGTCATCAAATAAAAGTTCGCTTATTAAATAAAGAGGATCTCCACTATCTTGATATCTGTACACCGAATCATCTTTGTAAACAATTAAGTAAGGACCTAACTGCGCAGCATCCAAAAGTTGCCCAGGTGTTTCGGTTAATATATCATCGCCAGCACTGTTAGTTGAATCATAACGCCAAGTTATACCATTAATAGTGTTTATATCTGTAATAGGCGTTGACCAAGCTAAAGAAGAATTACCTAAATTTTCATCAGACAAGTAAGCACCGCTTAAATTCAAGGCAATGAGTCTGTTATTATAATGAGAAATACGTTGAGCAGTAACTCTGTTTGCAGGGATACTTTCTTGGGCACTGCCATCTAAAGCTCCAGAATACCAATTAGCAAAATACAAAGCTTGGTAATTAGGAGATGCTTCTGTTCCGTTATTAGATATCCGTATTGGTTGATTAATACCATCGTTAACTATTATAACACCATTGAATGTGAAAAAGTCAAAGCCAAATCTGCCAGCAAGACTTAAGTTAGTTGTAGCAGTAACAGTACTAGAATTACTAATAGGATTAAGTATGTCTTGAGATACTTGAAAGGATACTACGTTAGAAGAAGACTCATATAAGTAAGCTAGATTAAAACTATCAGAACCTACAGGAGTCCATTGTGTCATAGCTAATATATTTCTTGCAGTGGATCCAGTAACGTTTGTATCAAAGCTGCTTGGAAACTTATAAACGCCTTGAAGTGATCCATCAGAGGGCCTCAAGTTGAGACCCTCCGAAAAGTTTTCAGGAGATAATGCCTGTGGTGGCACATCTGTATTTAGGCCTTTGATACCTAAATTTTGTAGTGGGATTGTTGGCATTATTCTTCCTCTAAATAGATTCCTAGTTGTTTATACTTTCTGCGAGCACAACGTAATCTAAAAGCTCTAAGCCTTGCATTAACTTTTCTTTTTCTTTTCCAAGGCTTAGGCTTTGTTGTTTCCAAGTCATTAGATCTCGCAACCACCCGCTGTGCAAGCGAGGGTCTGCGCACCTTCTGTATTGTCTTCCTGCTCATATATTGAGAGTTCATTCCAGTTGATTGACGATGGAAATTCTGAGAGTGCTGCATTATATTCCTTTTCAGAAACAGGCTGATAAGGTGCTTGCTCATACGAATGCTCGGAGTAAGGCAAGAACGATACACCTGTTAGGTGATCGAAATTATCATATACCCAGGCTCCCACTTCTAACCACTCATCTTCTTTCACATACACAGTAATAGATACAGAGTGTTCTGCCCAGTTCTGTTTTAATTTCAACCATAGTTGCAATTGTTGAATAGCACTAAGATCATCTGCCATAATAGAGCCTTGTGGGCTTGCAATCGGGAAAGAAAATACTGTAGTGCTATCTGGTTTCATAAAACAAGGTTCACTAGGAACCCCTGACATTTTCATAAAGTCAGTAAGGGGATCTTTATTATCTCCACGTACTGTCCTAATGTAATGTTCAGCAAATCGACCATGAATACCAGAAGAACTGTTAACCAGTTGACTTACAGTACCCGAAGGTTTAATTGTAGTAATAGCTGTTGAAGCAGGAATGTTAAGTTTATGTGCCCACTCCTCGTTAATCTCTACAGCGTAATCACGTAGTTCTTTAATTTGATCTTCAGTAGCATTAATAATAGCAGGGCAATCACATACCCCAGTAAGGGATACACCCAACAAACGTTCTTCCTCTGTATTTGTTTTCCAAATACTACGAAGGTAAGGGAAGTTAGTCAGGGTAGATTGTAGTGTGCCAAGAATAGTTGCCACCCGAATTTTATTTTTAATTGTATCAAGAGTATCTTCTGATCGAAGTACTACCTCTGTTAGGTTACAGAACTGATTTGATCTGAGGGCAATCTCTGCACACGGGTTGGTCCCATGAATTTTATCAGAGTCCCTACGTTCAGGGGCACTCTTTTGTGCACCATAACGACTGTAGATTCCAC